CTTTTGGTTCAACTTCTTCTACAGTTTCTACTGCATCCTCAATACCTTCTCCTAACATATCGTCAAAAGAGATATCTTCTATGTTTATTTTTTTATCGTCTATACTCATTGTTCTATATATTTTTTGGTACTACAAAAATACCTATTATTAATTAGTTTTTATTATTAAAAATATATTTAGAGTGCCTTTTTAATATATAACACTTATTTTTTATTAAAGTCTTTTAACTTTTCTAAATCCCATTTATACCCACCTTTTTTCTTAAGATAGTCTTTAATGTAGTTATCAGCGTAGTTATTATCTAGTTTATACCCACCTTCTTGATACTGACTAGGATTTTCTAATACTGTTTCTACTCTTTCTCCTGTAGGCATACTTCCTGCAGTTTCTGATTGATAGCTTTGCACTAATTCTTGTGATGGTGCAGCGTTTGCTTGTTCAATTGCTTCTTGGTTTCTCATTTCCATAGGAGGCATATCTGTTCCTAATGATACTTTTGCAGGTGAGTTTGCAGGTACATCCATTGGATTTATATCCATAGGTTCTAACATAGGATCTGTACCTGGTTCAGGATCATTTTGTTGAAATAATTCTGTAAAAGATCCTTTGTAGCCTGTTGCATAGGCTTCTTTCATTAATTGTATTTTTTGATCATTAGTTAGAGCCATCTTGTTTCTTTTTTTGATTTAATGCTTTTTCTTTTAGTTCTAAATCTTTATCTTTTCTTATACCATCTTGTCTAGCACCACCCATTTTCATTTCTTGTTCTGATTGTATTAATCTTTCTTTTGCAGCATTAGATCTAGCTTTTTCATCATTAGCTTGTTGTCTAATAGCTATATCTTGATCCTTTCTTGCTGCATCAGCCATAGCTTTTTGCATATTAAAACTATCAGAATTTAATTTAGATTGAGCTGCTATTTCTGCTACTTGTATTTTAACTTCTCTATCTCTTTCTTTATTCATATTTTCATTATCAAGCTCTTGTTGTTTTAATTGTGCTTCTTGTTGAGCTTGTTGAGCTGCAGCTTGTTGTTGTGCTTGTTGTAATTCTTGTTGTGCTTTTTCTGCATCTCTAATTTTATGTTTTATTTCTGTAAAGCTATCTGCATCTACCATTTCAGCAACTGTAGAAGCTGGTACCCCGTTTTGTACCATTGATTGCGCAAGAGCTTTTAGTGTATCTAATTTATCTTGATCTCTACCTGCATCAGAAACAAATATACCATACTCTGATTCTAAATGATCCATTGCATCTACATCAAAATAATCTATTGTACCATCTGACATTACATACATTCCTTTTTTACCTGCTATCCAAGCTTCTTTAGAATAATCTAATAATGCTTGCATATCTCTTTGCTCTAATCTTGCAAATTTTCTAAATAAATCTTCTGTAATATGTGATGATTGTACAATAGCTTGTTGTGATGTAGCTTTACCTTCGTATGCACCAACTTGTCCTTGTCTTTGTCTATTTACTCCAGATACTTTTTCCCATTCTAGCATTATAGATTCTAATAAACCTATGTATTGCTCTATAGTTTTTATAGACATGTCAAGTACCGATTGATGTTGTGGAGATAGTTGTATTCCTTCTTTATTATAATCTACCCACGCAATACCTGTACCTTCTACATAATACATAAACTTATCTAAGTCCCATTTCTTTGGGATCATATTAATATCAAACTGTGCAACAATATCTTTTGACTTTGCAATTGACAGTTCTAATCTATATTTATAAATATTGTAATTTAATTGATAGGGTATACCTAGTGATACTAAAGATATATTTCTAGAGTTAAGATCTGAATATTTACGACCATTTATTGGTAGTTTACACTTAGATGGGTTGTCCATAGAAGTTCTTTGGTTTTCTAATGGTTGCATTTTTACATACAATCTACCATCTATTCTTGTTCCTTCCCATACTTCATTAACCCATTCGTAATCTACCTTTGCACCTGTTGCTTTTAAATCTGCAGACAATCTATATGTTTCATCAACTTGCATTTCTTCCATTGTCCCAGTTTCTGGATCAATATAGCTTAAAAATCCTATTCTTTTTCTACTTTTCCAGTATACACTTACAACTTCTATTAGTCTTTCTCTGTATAATTCTCTATCATCTGCTCTATTAGATACTGTTAGATAAGAATCCATACTTGCGTGTTCAGGCTCTTCTAAGGATAGTATTTCTTCATCAGTTAATTCATCTCTATAGTAATCTATAATTGTAGATGCATGTACATATTTTCTAACTAACGCCCAATCCCCATCTTCTACAAAATCTAAATCAGGATCTTTGTCGTAGTCTATATCTAATGGATTTAATATTTCATAAAAAGGTTCGTTATTTCTAACTCCTCTCCATGTGTATACTTCTCCAGATACTAAATAATGAAACCATGCTTTTTGGAATTTATCGTAGATTTCTTGGTCTTGCATTATAAAATTAATAGACTGTTGTCCTTTTAATGCTCTATTATCTACATATGTTTTTTCAAACATTTCTGCTATTTCAGCAGGTGGTGGTACTTCATTAGAAGGTGTACCAGTTTCTATTCCTTGCTCATTTAAAACATTTACAAACTGTTGTTGTAAGTTTTTCATGATCAATTCTTGCTTTGCTTTTTCTTTTTGTGTAACAGCATCAGCATTTTGTACGGTAACGGTGTAATTAAGGGGTCTTTTTGATTTCTCACCCAGTAACAGATCGATTATAGGCTTAATAATAGGATAGTTACGCATTTTAGAGGGGAAATTGTCCCTAGTTTTACCGTAGGGTTTTAACACGTATCTGTAATCTGCATCATCAATTACACCGTTGTAATAATCATATAGGCTCTTTAGCCAGTCACGTCTTTCACTATAACCAGCTGTAGAAAGATCTATGTATGCCTCCACGCATGCTTCTCTCCACTTCTTATCTTTTTTTCTTATTGATAATTTTTGTTGGGGGATCTTATTTGAACCTAAATACATATACTATACTATTAACCTAATCATCAAAAATAGTAAAAATAAATATATTTTAGTATAAGAAGAGTATTTTTTGTGTATTGTTTATAATATAACACTAATAATAATTAGAATCAAACCATTCTGCTGATGAATTGTCGTCTAATATTTCTTGTACTTCAGAATTGTACATTTCTCTAGTATGATACATACCAACCATTAATGCCATAGCACGGTCAAAGTTACCCTTATGATTAAACTTAATTAATTCTTGTAATAATGCTAAATCATATATTTTGTGCATGTTTAATACTTGTGTATCATCTTCATTTGTAGATCTAACTGTATTTAACCAGTCTCTTATGTATATCTCACCTTGTCTTTTTCTAGCTTCTGTCATATGCATACCATATTGACGTTTTACTTTTTTAGATCTTAAATCTTTTTTATCTAACATCTCAAACTCTTCTTGCAGTCTATGTAATTTTCTATGCCTACGTGCATATGCAATAACTTCACCACGATCATTCTCAAATCCTATTTTAGCATTGTAATAATCTGCTAGCATAAATAAATTTTTATTAAACTCATCTTGTGAGTGCGGTCGTGCAACATAACTAGCAACTATCATGTCATCTGGTTGAGATATATTATTTATACGTTTTATAACATATGCAGATCCTAAAGATGATGAATCTGCAGACTGTGATTGTGCATACGGGTCATGACAAATAATATACATATTCATAGGCACTTGTTGTTCTGTAGTTTTATAAGGAGATTCATATATTGTTACACATCCTTCTAAATTATCTTCTTTTCTATGTGGGAATCTTGTAATAGGACGAGCATCACCATCTAATTTAAATTTAATTTCACCATTATGCCCATAATACAAATAACCATTGTTACCTATAGCTTGTAAATTATTTACTTTTACATTATTGTAGTGTTCTTGTAGAGATGCTATGTCAAATAAATTAGAAGATATTTGTAAAGTAGCTTCTCTTGGGTTCATAGGATGTTCAGCTATATATTGATCATATGCTTTTGGATCATTTGTTCCTTTTTTCTTATCTCTGTTTATTTCTTCAAATTTAACTGCTTGATGTTTTATACTGTTCCCATTTTCGTCAATAAATCCTTCTAAGTTTTCATATATAGGAATAAAATAACCACATTGTGTACCATTACCTCCAGCATCCCACACATTTTCAAAAGCTAAACAATCGTAAGAATCAGGATTGTAAAATAACTCTTCCATACCTTCAAAATCAGCACCTTCTGTACCGCCCGTACCAAATGCTACCATTGTTCCTAATGTTTTAGATCCTTGACGCATTGTTGGCATTGTAACTTCCCATGCTTTTAATAAACCTGGAAAACTACCTGCTTCTTCAAAAAATATTAGCTCACCAGCTTTACCCCTTACTTTATCAGGCGCATCTTTTAAAGATACACCCATTATTTGACTTTTCATTCCTAGTTCTACATCTGCTCCATTTACATTTTTTTTATATCCAGACATTTTAACCATTTCTCTATCTCTTAATCTAGGTTGTGTCCATGCTGTATTGTTATCTACAAAAGATAATATATCCCATGCTTTTGACAACAATCCGTCCCCAATTAAATATTCTTTTTGGCTAGCAAATACAAAATTTTTACTGTTTCTTATATGAAAATAATTTCTAGCAAGCATAGCAGCTGCTTTATAAGAATATCCTTTACGTCTTGCTTTTAAAACAATCATATGTTTATTCTCTTTTCTTGCTCGATCTATAGCATTAAAATATTTCCAATCCCCGTCATAAAATGCAGGAAATGTACGCTCTCGTCTTGCTATAATTGTACCGTCTGGAAGTTCCTCATCAACAGATCTGTCAATAGGACAATAATTTAAGTAGAAATAATGATTACCTGTAATAGTTAATTCACCAACTGTGTATCCATACAAACATCTTTTTTGTTCTGTATCCCAATATTCGTAGTAATCTTTAGTGCCTGGAAGTGCGGATGTATAATATCCGTGTTTTATAAAATTTAAAGCTGCAGGTCTGAGTCTGTCTGTATTTTTAAGCATTTAGATTTTAATTTATGTAGTTCTGCGCATTTTTCATAATCTTCTAATTCTTCAAAATGACTAACTAATAATTCTATTGTTCCTTCATCTCTACCATCACTTGCAATAGGATCAAAAGGTAAAAAGAATTCAGTATATTCTTCACTTTCTAGTTCTAAATAAATATCATCTAATGTTTTTCTTTTGGTTACAATTAAGAAAGCATTTTCCATTGATTTATTGTAATCTGCTAAATCTTCTAAGAACTTCATCTCACTATCGTTTTCCTCCATCATATTCCACTGCATAACCTTCTTCTATTAATCTGTCATTAACACAAACTTTAGTAATTGTATCTCGACCAGATAAAGTGCTAATATGTAACCTGCCTAATACTCTACCATATTTACCTAACTCTTTAGACTCTAGCTCAAATTCATTTGCGCATCCTTCTAACATTTCTTTTAACCTTTTTTTAGAGGCTAAACCCATTTTTTTCTCTGCTAAATTTCTTGTTCTAGATTCTGGAGCGTTAATACCAGCTAATCTAATTCTTTTTTTAATCTTAATATCAAACCCTAAGTCTATTTCAGCATCAATGGTATCACCATCAACAACTTTAACAGCTTTTGCATTATATGTGTACATTTTTATTTTTTTATTTCCATAATTCAAACCCTACATTAAAGATCATAATTCTATGTTCTTTAATATCAAAGTTTAAATAAATTTCTAGGATAGTTAAAAACCCTAACCTTAGTGTGAATTCAAAGATACTACTTTTTTTACCACTTTTCCAAGAATTTATCCAATCTATTTTCATCATTGACTATATTTATTTGTTATTACACCTCCCCTATTTTGGTTTGCAGCCTGTTCTTCTTTCTTTACTAACTCTTCTAATTTAGATAGGCCAGATACTACATCTCCCATCTTAGATAAGTTAGCAACTAAGTCTTTTGCTGTAAAAATAGGTTTACCATTATCGTCCATAAGTGTTAAATCTATGTCTCTTAAATATTTTTCTAATTTAGTTACAGATGATCTTGCAGACTTTAATAGTTTAACAGCAGAGGTTTCTGTTAATTCTTTATATTTATCACAAGCAGCTTTTAATTTACTACTTATGTTTATTTTTTCTTTTTTAAAAATACTTTTTTGTACTTCTTCGTTTCTTTTTTCTTCTTCATATACAGAAAATGGGGAGTTATGATCGCACATAAAATATACATACGATAATTCTGCAATTGACAAATTTTTAAATTCTAAAATTGTAAGTGCGTACGCAGAGGGTATAACTTTATTATCATTTACTGTTAGTAGATTCATTTTTTGTTAGATATTTTAATCTATTTTTATTTACATGGAATTTACCTAAATATGGTAATCTTACTGTTTCAAATTTTCCTTTATTTATTATTTTAGATACAAATTTAAATTGGTGCATAACTATATTTTCTACTGTTTGCAATGGTAAATTATATTTACTTGCTATCTTTTGTATTATTATCTTCTGCGTTTTTTGCATCTTCTATTTTTTTATAAACTAGTTTTAAATTGTTAGGAGTTAAATCTTTTGCTTTTAAATTACCAAATCCTCTTTTTTCGTTAACTAATTTAGCAGCTTTTATTGCTCTTTTTTTATCTTCTATTAATTGTTTTCTTTCTTTTTTTTCTTGCTCTTCTTCAAAATTTTTTCTTAACTCAATAGTAGCTTTATCCATAAATACAGGCTTCCATCTTTCTGGTTTGTCAGGACATGTAGTTGTTTTCCATTTTGCTTTATGTTCTAACAAACATCCACATAAACCACATCGCATATGCTTTTTAATTAAGTGTGGACATTCCATACATGTTTCTAATCTTTCCATGTATACTTTATTAGATACATTTGGTGCACCTTCTTTTATATATTTTGCTAGTTCACCAGCAAAATTTTTTGCCATCGTAAATATACTTGGCGGTTTTGGTTCTTTTTTACTCATATTTATCTACTTCTATTTTTACTAACTTTCCTTTTGGATCTTGTACCACTATTATTACAAATGGAAATTTAGAAAACTCACTAATAACATAATAATTATATAATATTGATTTCAATCTTTTTAATTTGAGGGTTTAACATCTTATTAACTTGATAAGATCCTTTATTAAATGTTAATGCTCCTTTATCTTTTAATTTTTTTATATAATTATTAAGATCGTTAGGATCATCAAAGTTTAATATCTTTGCTACCTCATCTTTGTTCTTTTTACTACACAAATTTTTTCTTTTAGAAGTTATGTTTACTTTTATAAAAGCAGAAATAACTTCTAATTCTTTATTTGTAAGATCAAATATACCATTCCATATTTGTAATCGTTTATAAATACTATTTGCCTTTATCTTTACTTTCATTTATTGTCAAATAAATTATATATTCATTTTCTTCTATAACTACATCTAAATTCCAAGTACCTGGAGGGTTTTCTTTTTCCCATCTAGTTAAACTTTCGTTAAAATCTTTTAGTGCATACATAAATTCTACAAAACTAGATAGTCTAAATTCAACTCTTTCCATCTTTTTTGTGAATTACTGCTTTACCATCTGTTACTACTATCTTAGACTTTTTTGATTGCCTGTTAAATTCAGCAATATGGTTAGTTATGTCTTTTCTACTGCAAACAAATGATAAGAATACTTGTAATTCTTTCATAGTATATGCAGTATTGTCTTTTAAATTATCAAATTTAGTTTTTGACTCTACCAATTTGTGATAATCTTCTAGACTAATAGTAACCGTTCCTACCATATATTAAAATTTGCCTAATATATTGTATTCTGCTACTAAAATAAACTCTCCTTCATCCAAATGTAAGACACGTGCTTCTACAGTTGGATCTACCATTACAGTATCTCCTACTTTTGTAAATTTACACTCAGGTCCTGTAGCTGCAATTGTTAATACATTTGTAACTATAGAACTTGCTGTTTTATCATCTAAAATAATACCTGAATCTGTTACTTTTTTTGCGGGATTAGGGAGCAATAACCATTGTCCATAAGGTTGAAATTTTATTTTTTTAGTCATTTTATTATAAATTAGTTTATTGCAAATATATAATAAAAATTTTTAGAAAAACAAACAGAAAAGAATTTTTTCGTTTTTGGATATACCTCTCCCCTAGTGGAATAGTTTAACTTTGAATTTCTACTTACCGTTTTTAGCCTTCGTAGGTACATTTCTATCAGCCTATAGTATTACTCCTACCTAAGTTTTATATCAAAGCAATTTGTGGAATTATTGGGGACAACCGTGACTAATAAATTAGTTCGTAAACCCAACTTCTGACCCTATAACTACCTTTTGGCCCTCTAGGGTGATCTTAGATTCCGTTACAATATTACAATATTCCTATAATAAATGCAAGTATTATAATAGAAATATATAAGAAATTTGAAATATCTACTCTTTTCATGATCCTGCAATATACAAATCTAAGGTTAAATAAATGTTAAGTAAAAATTAAATTTTGGTTAAAAAATTTTTTAGTGACCTTAATTTGTGAGAGCGTGGGGGTATTCAAAGCCGCACCCCATCTAATTGTTGTATTAACAAGTACCCTAGCGGGTCTAAAATTATTTATATCATGAAACTTTATGCAATAAAATTTAACGAGAAAAACAATGTAGTAACATTATGCGACCAACCACTAGGCGGTGGTACGCAATTAGAGATCTTAGGTGATACAGTAAAACTGTTCGACCAAGATCTTAAACCAAACAAGTTTGCTTCTTATAAGATAGTAGATACTAAACTATCTACTGCTGAACTTAAAGAAAAGTACAGCAAACCTATAGAGGTTAAAGAGTTAAAATGGGGTAAACAGATTGACGGCGTTCTATACAAAGTAGAGAAAGCCTAATCTTAAGGGGACTAACGTCCCCTTTTTTCTTTTATCGTGTGTGTATGTGTGCTTACTACGCATCACACACGCTATTTTACCGTGTATTGCATCATGCATACATTTCCTTTATCATATAATATAACACTAACTAAATTATTTATTATGAAAAATATACTTTATACTATTGCTAAACTATTCAAGCATTTCGTAATGTTTGTAGTAATGATTGCTATGATATTAGCAGGTACTTATTACTTTATCCTGTCATTAATCATGTCATTCAAATATATTATGTTATTCCTTGCTGCATCGTGTACCTTTGCAGCGGGTGCATTTATGCTTAGTACAATTGTAGACAATCTAAAGAAATGATTATCTACATTGTAATACTATTAGCTACTTATGTATTACTATACGAAGCATAACTATAAGGGTAGATCTTGTTGTTGTTAAGGTGGTCTGCCCTTATATTTAATTTAAACCAACTAACTATTGATACAGGATAGCAAATGTCTGTATTGATAATACCTGTAAAATTAGTTACAACTATAATATGCCGTAAGTCTACAGTAGAGCCATAGTAGCTTATATACTGTATAGCAGGAGTGTGGAGTTAGTTGGTGTAATCTAACAGAGTAAACTGTACAAATCATTGATTAATAATATAGTTATAACTACTACACAGCTGTGTACAAGCTATATCAGACGTGCCAAACAGAAGAGTACAAGGCCGTACTCACGGCCTGATAGTAGTAGTTATAACTATTACTTAAATTTAAAAACTATGAGTAAATTTAAAATAACAAGTCATAAAGGTTTTAACTTAACCTTCAACAATGGTTGGCAAGTAAGTGTACAATTTGGTCCAGGTAATTACTGCGAACGACAAGAAGATAACTATGATTCACCTAAAAATAGTGAGTTTTGGTCTTCTAATAATGCAGAAATAGCTGTTTGGCATTCTTCAAATAAGTTAGAAACTGGTAACATGGTAAAGTTAGAAGATGATGTTGTTCGTGGTTGGACTACTGCAGATGAAGTAGCTAAGGTA